CCTTAATCCGGTTGTAGCCATGATATAAATCACTGCTGATGCCTCTGCAATCTTCTCATCAGGATTTTCAAGCATTTTCAGTGCTGTTGCTCTGGCTTGTGTTACGTTCTTTGGATCAATGTTCTGCACCCTCTTCCATTTCTCCTGTGCGTTCTTAGCTAAAAATTCACGTGTATAGGAAAATGTGGTTTTATTGGTTTTAGGGTCTTTCCACTTCATCACCCATCCATCATTTCCGTTCTCAGGATCAAAAACAACCTCTTCCTGTTTTAAACCCACAGGCAAACGATCTAAATTGTATTCACTTGCTATATTATCATACCATGCTTTTTCTTTCGGTTTCTTTTCCGTGGATACTGACACAGGGTTCTTTTCCACTTTTTTACCACTTTTCTGGCTCTCAGGCAAACGATCTGTTTCTTGCTGGATAGAACTATCACTTGGTACCTTTTCCCCCCTTCTGGACAGCTCTTTTACAACTGAACTTTTTACCTTATCATCTGGCTTGTCTAATTTCAAGTATGATTTTAAATCAGCAGTGTTGGTTTCTCTGGCGTGATCATCAACCGACTTGGTGGACTTTTTAGCAGGTGTTTCTTTTATCTTTTTTACCTTCTCCGACACCGCCTGATCTGGTCTTACCCATTTGGTGGTCTTTTTACCTGTTTTATCAGTGATTATCTTCTTTACTAATCGCTCCTTATGCAAGGCTGCTTTCATAATAGTATCATCTCCTAATAACAACAATTCAGCTTTTTCCAACGCTGATAATTCCTTGGGAACCAATAAATTCCATGCTGCTTTTGTATCCATATTATTCAATTTCTTTACCATCTATTGTAATTCCAACCTTCGATCTTCTTCCAACAGTGCTCACATATGGTTTGGGTTTGCTAAACATTCCGGTTTCTGGATCATAGTCATAACCCGGCTGAACCACAAATAATTCACATCTACACCAAACGTGTAGGGGGGGTGTGGTAACTCTCCATTGCTTCTGCTTTCTTCCTATGTTTGATCCATTCGCTATCACATAACTCAACGGAAACACTTTTGGCTCACCATTAGGCTTTAAATACAACCCCCGACAACTTGGACAGGCAGTGCTTAAAACCTCCATATATACATAGGCATTATTTCCATAGGTCTTTGCTATTTGTTCTGCTTTTCCTCTAGTAAAAGAATCATGTAAAACATAATCAGCAATCCTATCAAAATCCCTTGCCCAATCACCTGTTTTATGTGATAATTCTGATGACAATTCTGAAATAGTGCTTCGGTTCAATATACCTTCCTTCACCTCTTTAGCCACTATTTTCTGATACTTCTGACGCTGCCTCTTATCAACCTCTATAAAGGTCTGGGTCAAATCTCTTGAAATTTTATTCCCCAATCCCTTCAAATCACTGTAGGTTTGTAGCTTGGCTACATTCAAGGCTCCACGTTCTACAGCTGTTAATGGTAAAAATTTACTCCCTGACAACCACTTCTTAAATGTAGCATAATTCATCAGCTTGGCTCTCTTGTGCCCTATTGCATCCGATAACATACCAAATTTGAAGGCTTCGTCAACTGTTCCGGTCTTTGGTAATTGTTTTATATCAACCCCAAATCCTTTCAGTTTTAACAAATCCTGATCTGATAGAATGTCTGAACCTACGTGTTTTGAAATAAACAACAAGTGCTGCCTTTCAATAATGTTAAGCAGTTCCTGAATCCTTGTTGTTGTCAGAATCATTGGAAAAATCTTTGATTTTTTTCACGACTTCCTTGAAGACATCATTCAACGTTTCTTTATAATCACGCTTGAAATTGTTCTCATAGGTTTTCACCACCTTATATCGTGGTTTTTCTTTTGCCATTACTGACCTGGATTAAATCAGCCCAAGAATTTCTACACCCGCATCAGTTCCTGTGGCATAAATCTTGCGTACTGCTAATGGGTGATAACCCTTTTCCATTGCTGTCCAAACAACTCCGGTATGACCTTCAATGTCATCTACCAAAGTCAATTTTACAGTTGCTTCAGTAGATAACCGGATTGCTACGCATGGAATCGGCAAATCATTTGTATCATCAGGAGTTATCTCATATTGCTTTGAATGAGAAAAGGCAACAGTATTTCCACCCCTGTCAATGATTTGCATTTTAGGGAAATTTGACCGCTTGATATCACTTGCATCCATTGTATTTTTATATTAAGTTAATAGTGTTTTTGTCATATATTCATTGAATCCCTTCATTATCGGGTTGTCTTCCTCTTCCTGTTGAGCAGCCAATATTGGATTTTCTTCCTCTTCTCCACCCATTCCTCCTTGTTCTTGCTCCATCTGTTCGTTCTGCTGTTGGGTCATCAATTGTTGCATATAGGTGCTATCTAAAATAATATCACCGCCATCAATCGGTTGTAACCCTCTGCGAACTCTGATTTCATTCACTGTATTGAACACCTTTACAGCCTTTTCATCAAGTTCTAATTCATCCTTTGGGTTTGTAGAATCAATACCTTTGAACACAAATTCATACTTAGGATTGATCTGCCGAATGAGATATTTATTGATTTTCTTTTGTAAAAACCTCAATATTGGTGCCAACCCTTTATCCTTAGAATATTTTATACGGCTTTCATTATTCCCACTAAACATGATTTTTTCCCCTGGACTTCCGTTGAACGGGAAATTAATTTCAGAAGGATCAATTGAATATATCGCACACGCAATCTTTATCAAAAATTCCAACCAATTCATGAACTCCATATCACGGTTGGTGCGTTGAAGATCAATCCACTCCATCTTATCAGCTTCAAGAACGGGTGTTTTCCATGCATTTTGTACACCTCTCATCGTGGCATTCCATTGTTGCTTAAATTCCCTCAGCTTGGTTTCATTCACGTTGCCTGACACCTTTAAAATGCCTTTTGGTGCACTTCCCTGCTTGAAGAATCTCCGGTTGTAATCTTCTCCCCAAAGCAATGATGTAATAGTTGATGATAACTCTTCCAACTCTGAAACTCCATATCCATTTAAAGACAGGTTTGTATGGGGATTTCTCACCCCAAAACATAATTCCCATGGATAATATTCTGATTCTACTGTGTTTTGATATATCTGAACGTAATCAGGGAAATATCCAAATTTCTTCTGTTTTGGCTTCTCATCATAATCCTTCTTTCCATAACTCTCCGATAATCGGAAGGATGATGCATCTGTAGCAAAGAATTCATACAATTTCCCGTTGCGTGTACGAACAATTTCAAAGGTCATCTGATCATAAATCAGTGAATCTCTTGTGATTTTACGCAAAAAATCCTCAAAATCATCATTATGAAAATTCTCTTCTATGCATCCGACCTCCAAAAACTCAATTATTTCAGCAATCTCCCTTTCTTCTTCCTTCGATAACTTCTGGACATTGTCTTCAGAATACATTGAATATGACTTCTTTCTGATTTCATATCCAACTGAATATTTATCCTGTTGTGGCTGGGCAAAGTTAGCAACCTGATTTATACGGGTTTTGTGAATAGAGTTCATTATTGAGGTCTTTGACATATTCCACAACAATGAATAACTCATCGGCATTGGCTTATCCTTGAACCCGAACCCAGACAAAAATTCCTGCGGATCAATTAACATTGATTTACGCTCAGAATCTCCACCAGTTATCCGTTGAACTGCTTCTTGTGCTTTTATAATGTCACCGGGATTTCCTGAATTGAGTGCTTGACCAACCAAATGTTGTTCACGTATTGCTAGACGTTGCCTTGATCTCTCAATGATTTCAAGGCTCTCTCTTATACTTTTTTCAGACATAGATATAATTTGTAACAGTCAATCCTGATTATAACTGATTGAATGTTAAAAGGTCTTGGGATTAAAGATGGGTTGACGACCTACACCATTTATTATCTTCTTGAATTTTTGGTATTCGCAAAGATTAAATTCAATTGTGTGTAAAGTGACCGAACCTTTGGAAGATACAGAATACCCATTTTTTTTATCCCATTGTAAATATTTGAATCCACCCAAATCACTGAAAAAACCACCGGATATA